AAGATCACCAAGGACGCTGCTAACAGGCAAGGTGAAGGTGTTAGCGTCCTGACAAATATTCCTCTAGGATATAGAGGAAGCCAAATGCTAATATCTATTCCATTTAAGACCATATCTGGAACTTTAGTTCAAGGGGATTTAAAGTTATACGTCTACGATGTTGCAAATGCATTAGTAGTAACTCCATTCAATAACGAAGTTGTTGGCGGCCAAGGAATATTAAAGTCTACGTTTCCTATTGCGGCCAACACTACTCAAATTAGAGTTGGATTTCACTTCGCATCAACTTCCGCAACGGCAGTTACTTTGTCTTTCGACGATGTTTTCGTAGGAACTTCTGACGATGCAATAGGTCCTAATTTCACAGACTATGTTTTAAATACTGGTTTCACCTTACCTTCGGCAGCCTTTGGAACAGTAACGAATACTACTATTTTTACTAAGGAAGCGGGTGACGAGCTTTTAGTGGAAGGTGCATTTATTACTGGGACTGTCGGCGCTAGTTTAGCTGATTTAATATTACCCACTAACATCGTAATCGATGTTACTAAACTAACAGCATTAACGCAAAGCGCATTTTTAGGCGAATTCACTGCCCAAACTACCGGAGGAGCCGTAGGAGTTTACACTTCAATGGTGGGAGGAGTAATTAGCTTTAATGCTGGTATGCCGGATAGAGTTTTTTTTGGAATTTCGTCTTCTACTAATTCATATAGTCACGGTAATGGAAATCAAGTTTTTACAAATAATCAAACAGTTACGTTTAAATTTAGAATTCCGGTAGTAAATCAATCTTCAAATCTTACCATAGCCGCAAGCTCCACTTTCAAAGCCTCAAGTTTTTTGGCAAATGGCACGAGAATAACTGGAACCCCTCCAACACTACTTGGTCAGTATAGAAGTTATCTAAGAATAAGCAATACTACTACATTTTCTGAAGTTAACGCATCTCCCACCAATCCTCCAAATAGCCTAGATGGCATAAGGATGGACGCAGCGGCATTGTATGCATCTTCTGATAGTAACGGATTTCCTAGTAGGTATGACGTTTTTGTTGGAAATAATAAAAATGTAAAGTTGGAGTTTTATAAAAACCAAGGTAGGACTGGTTTTATTTCAATAGATGCTGGATATTTCGAATCTACTTTTAATATAGGGGCCATCTACAATTATGATCCAACAACGGGAATATTGCAGATTCAAGGTAATACTGGAAATGCTGCTTCTAATAATTCTCTAGGAAGTACAGATAACGGTGGTATCGCTAACACCATATACTTCGATATAGTAGTTTCCGAGAATGCCTTGGCGGTAGGCTTTAAGACTCCTAGAAGTCAAATTAGACTAGCCGGTGCCTCAGGAAGTGGTTCCGTTGGAACATCCGTAAGGGTCTTCACTAATATAATAGAGAATACTGGCAATGCCATCACATACACTAGCGATTCTACCAACGGAGATTTCTTTACAATAAAAGAAGATGGCGTTTACTCAATGCACTACAAAGACGGAAGCCAAAGCCCCGAAGTATTTGGATTTAGTAAAAATGCTAGTTCTAATATCACCAGTATTGGTGGACTACCACAGGACCAGCAGTTAATGAGTGTTGAAAGTAGTGTTGGATCATCCGGGGCTTTTCCTGTAGTTTCTTATACTGGATTTTTACCTTTAGGGACCATAATAAGGCCGCATACTAATGGCGGACAAACTGCAACGTCCCAGTCGGATATTAAATTCGCAATATGCAAAGTAAGCAATTAATTAATAAATGAAGGGATTATATGGAAACTTTATTAAAATCATTTACTAAAAACGTGGCAGCGTCAGGAACGCCTGAACCTCTACAACAGAATAGATTAGCTTCTGATTTTATAAAAATCAAAGCTAAATCTACTAATACTAAAACAGTGTCTATTGGAGACTCCAGCTCCCAAGACTTTGAATTAGCCGCTGGAATAGAACTCTCGCTAAATGAAGTTTTAGAAAAAAATGGTGGATGCACGACTCTAGACTTAGCTAAAATTTATTGCAAAGTTCAAGTAAACGGAGAAGGTGTTGAAGTTCTTTACGCGTTGAGACCTAGCGCTGGATTATGAAACTAATCAGAACCGACAAAAATTACAACGGAGTTTTCGGAATACTACAGGATAGTGACGGTAATAATTTAGCAGTTACCTTAGAACACTCATACGACGGTATCCCAAAGATTCCTAATGGAACGTTTACGTGCGTTAGGGGGTCTCATCGTCTACACGGAATGACTAATGATTTTATTACGTTTGAAATAACTGGAGTTCCAGATCATATTAATATTTTATTTCACTGGGGTAACTATAATAAAGACTCTGAAGGTTGTGTACTTTTAGGTAAGGCCCGGGTGGGAGATACTATTACTATGTCTCGTTTAACTTTTGAAAGTTTTATGGACTCTTTAGTAGGAATTAATAGTTTTCAATTAGAAGTTACTTAACTATAAGTACCTGGTCATAACTCTGATTCTAGCTTTTCTATTTTGTCTAATAACTCTTTTAAATGATCATTTTTATTTGAATCTTCAGAACGCATTTCTAACAAATTGACCAATTTCACCAGGATTTAAAGTCAGTTCAGAAACCACCGTTTAAAACATGATCGACCGGTCTTTCTCCATCTTTTTTGAAACTAAGATATTAAACCAATACCGACCTTCATTGGCTAAAGTGTCTCCACCATCGCCTGAAAATGTAACCAATAATTGTCTTTGATCTTCAAACCACTGCATCGGCTGACTCCGCTAACTCCGCTAAAACGTCACCGTGACAAGATTGAGGTTTACACCAACATGCCAGGACCTTACCTTTGAGTTCTGGCAACCTAGCTAGTAACTGAGGCTGGGTCTTAATCCACTGCCGGTAGGCTTCAACAGCTTGCTCTCTAGTTTCAACCTTAAACTGAGCTTTTGTGAAATCTCGGTGTGAAAAAGGATTTCCCCAGATAGACGGGCGTCCGATGTAGACATCATATTTGTCTTTTTTCATGTGGACAACTTTAGTCGAGCTCATATATAGTCACCCCCCGTGTGCCAAAAGATCTACTATCTTTGTGATCTTTTCCCATGGAACATTGAATAGTCCTGAGTTAATCTTAGGCATACCGATGTTGACATTTTGTTGGATGAGTTGATCGATGGTTCTAGATCCAGCAATGACTAATTCCATGATATAACTTCCATTATGGCAATTCCTGCCAAAAACAGTGCAAGACAAGCCACAATATAACCGACGGCGGCTAGAAACACTGTGACAAAGGCCACTTTAAAGATGTCAAACGCCAATCTCATCTTAAACCAGATCTAACGGGAAGACCATCCAAACCTAGAGTCAAATGATCCCCGTGACGAAGTTTCATCTCTGTTTCAAAGTGATGTTTAAACGGAGTTAGTTCTAAAACTTGAGTCTTCAATTCATAAACTTGTTCTTTAAGTTTTTTGTTTTCAACCTCTATATCCATAACCATTCTAGTGACTTCATCTGAATTACGTATCCTCTCACGTAACGACGAAATATAAGAATCAACTGTTTCAGACGTACTATAATGCATATTTAGTGGAATTGCGAACATTACTGAAAATCTCAAGTTTAAATCTGCATTATGAACTTCGTGAAGATGCACGCCATCTGAATCTAAACCTACATTTTTTAGAAACCAGGCAATTTGTTGACCTGCTGGACTTAAAATTTCATCTTTAATAAGCGTTTTCATCTTCGCCCCCTGCGATAATCGTCTAGTTTTAAGACATTGTTGCCGGTTGATTCATAGATCTGAATATCCCGGACTTCGTAATTACTTAAAGTGTATCCCATTCGCCAGAACAGGTAAACCAGAAAAGCCTTAAATTTGGATCTGGATTCGTACCGCAGGGTCTCTGAGATGGAAGATTCTAGGGGTTTACGGTGGTACAACACGCACCACATTATGGGTGGGCGGGAGCTATAGGTTCGCGAGGTGTGTGCTGAATCACATAGTGTGCTTGACTGACCGCGTCATCTAAAGCATTGTGAGCTATACCGGTCTTTGCTATATCCTGACCACTAGCCACAAACCTTTTAAAGGTTCTAAGATCCATTACTTTAGAGTATCCCCAGGGTATCCCTATATTTAGTTGCCTAAATATATTTTCCATTATGGAGATATCAAAGGTAGATCCGTTACCCCATACATTAATTTTTTTAGTTTCGACTGGAACAGATTTATACCATTGTGAAAATGTAGTCAACACATTAGCCACTGATTTAGATTTTTCATTAAATACTTTTTTAGCAGAGTTTGATTGATTTAGCCACCATTTTAATGTGTCTGGATCTAGTTTACGGCCACTTTCTATTTGCTCGGCTACGCTAGGCGCCATATAAAAAGTAGGTCCAATAGTGCCAGATTGAATATCAAAGAAGCACGCTCCTATAGACACTACTATAGCGTTAGGTACCGTAGCTAACGTTTCTAAGTCTATCATTACATCCATAATATCTCCAATTAAAAATACTAGTCTTTAATTACAATAGACTGATCCGTAATTCCCATAGCTAGTTTATATAAACGAAATGATTTTGCGCGGTACCTAGACACGGCGTGGGTCGTAGCTTTCCAAATACAGCAATCTATAACCGTGTTTTTCATAGGTAGAGCTACCTGAATTAACCAATAATCTCCTTCATCGTCTGGAGGAACTATACAAACTGGTAACGTTATTTCGTCTAACGCGTATTTGAATAAAAAATCATCAAATGTATCAAAATCTAGTTCTTCAAAACTACCAATCTGTTTTTTTGGGCCTATAGTCCGAATACCACGCGCTACTAGGTCTTGCCCATTCATCTTTTTTAGTTTCATCTTTAACTATCCTCATCCCCTTCAGGAATATATAGGCAAATAACGCCTCAATTACAGCAGACGCTCCTTGATTAGGCTCTGAACTTTGTAAAAAATTATCCATAGCTCTTTCTTTAATCATATTAATATCGTATGTATCTAAATCTTCGAACACTAAGTCATTATATTTTTTAATAGTAGTATTCATGGCAAATTAGTCTCTTTAATGATTTTAGGTAGAAGCATACCATCGTTAAAAACCTTTATCTCCACGTAAGTGGAGACTCTGTCTTGACATTTAATTTTTAAATATGAATCTCGGTCATGGTCTAGTTCTAAGTCTATGATTATATCCTGAGAATTCTGTTCTATCCAAGCTATAGCTTTTTTTAGTTCGGTTAGTTTAATTTTCATATACCTCTCCTCTGTTTAAGGGTGTCTGTAATATTACTAGTTACTATATATTTAAGTCTACTCTTTATATGAACTTTTACGCTGCGAACTAGAAAAGTTTCATCTGGATATGTACTCAAATATTCTAAAATTTCTTCAAATGTTTCTTTAGTTCCTTGTATTTTACCCATGGCAAACGCGTCTAATTTAGTAACCTTCAAAACTGATTTTTTCATAACTTTAGTTTACTTCATCATCATGAACTGGTTTTTTCATTAGATCAAACTCTATTAATGCTTTATCCATTTCTGATTCTTTATACGATTTCTTATAATCTCTATTCCTACCCACTATTTTAGATTCTACAAACTTTTTTACGTCTTCTTTAGAAGATTTTGAGGTTTCTAACCATACTTTTAAAATCTGTTGTTCCATCTTAGCTGTATAAATTTTGGTGGCGTCATCTCCTAAATACGTTTCTCCGCGATCGTCTTCTATATAAGTTTCAGCCACCTTCAAGAGAGGATACTGATTTCTTATATTAGTCCACCATTCTATGGCTGCGGTGGGACTAACGTTAATATGAAACGATACTACTATATGATCATCTTTTTTATTTGTAAAGCGACCGTACAAAAGTTTAAATAAAGGAAATCGACCGTCATAAAAAGTATGAATATCTTGATGGTCTGCCTCTACGTGTACTTTATGTAGATCTTTTAATTGCCCTATGAGCCAAATATATTGTTCGTACAAGGTAGTAATCATATATTCTAATTCTACTATATTAATCTATAGTAATCTCAACTATTATGACCCAATAGTATTTTAGTAACTTCTATAGCTTTCTCTAGTGAATTTACCTGATAAGTCATAGAGTCATTTAACATAATGTGATTATGTAGGTTACCCGGTTCCATGATAACCACCGTGGGTATTGATTTTTGATAACACCACGCTAATTCCATAACAGTTCCAATTGAGACTTTTTTAGACCCTAGAAGATTTACTATAACTACAGAAGATCTAGTACAATCAAAAAAATCCCTACGCATTATTCCTTTAGCTGATGTTAACGTACCATCGTAGGTCCCAGAATGTAAAATTCCCTCTTTTTTAAGATACTCTTTTCCCCTAAGTGGGGACAACGTTTTTATAGTAGTCCCATCTAAAGATTTGGAAACTTCGTGTCTCCATCTAGAAGAGTCATCAAACGTCGTTCCAGTGATAGGTCCAGCTAGATAAATATAAGTCACTTATTTTCCCTAATTCTTCTTAAAAAGTCTTTTCTCCAATTTTCTCTAATCTCGTCCATAGTTAACGTTTTCTCTCGTTCTGGGTCTACCGCCTGAATAGTATTATTATTATTATTAAATTGTTTTTCTAAAAATTCGTTTCTAGATTCTAATTCATTTATATAGGCTTTCAAATCTTGTATAGTTTCTTTAAGTTTTTTTGATCCTTGTTTGGGAAATGTTTTATGTTGCCTCATTACTGATATTCTACCTTTATCGGATTAAAGTTACTTACTATTGAGTCTAACCTCTCTAATTGATGTTTTAACATATAATTGGTTTCTTGAAACCTAAAATCGTGAACCCTAGCTATTTTTTTGCCAGGATGTAACCTAATGGCCCTACCTAGAGCCTGAACTATAGTTATTTCGCTTTTTCCTCCATTACACAGGATAAGTCGATCGGTAGATGATATGTTTACGCCCTCGCCTAAGACAGAGGATCCTATTAATATTCTGACTTGTTTCTCATTAAAAGCCTCAATGGTTCCAATTATTTCTTCCTTAGAATTATCCCCGTTAATATACGAATTTTGAAGATTCATAGTATTTAAATACTCATGTATTATAAGTCCAACTTTATCTTTTTTAGAGACTAAAATTAAAATTTGATCAGCTACACTAGAATTTTGACAAATTTCATAAATTTTAGCCAGTAGGTCTGGATTAGCCGAATATGAATTATCGTACTCAGTTTGATAGTCTATATGTGGTTTTCCAGGTAAATCATGAATATATAATTCCAGTGGAGTTAAAAACCCCTCTTTTATAGCTTGGTGGGCCGGATATTTATATAAAACATTACTTAAAACTCCCCATAACTCCAAAGTTTTATTATCGTTTCTTAAAAATGTTCCAGTATACCCGAATCTATAAAACACATGCTCTAAATCTTCTAATAAATCTACATACGATTTACTAGCGGCATGATGAAGTTCATCTAAATGTATAGAGTCAACCATCTTTCCGAATTTATTAAATTCTCCAGTTTTCTTTAGAGAGGCTAGAGATTGAACCGTAACTATACTAATAGGTTTGACTGATGTTAGTTTTCTTATTTTTTCAGCGTCTAATAGTTGTACATTTCCAAATCCAAACCAATTTTTAAAATCATTATATAGTTGAGAACTCAAAGCTTTAGACGGAACTATGACTAAAGATTTGACACTGGTCTCTTTAATGATATTGGCCATAATTAAAGATTTACCTGAGCCCACCGCGGCCTCAAATACGCCACGACCCGCTTTAATTCCGGCCTGAATCATTTCATTTTGGTAATATCTAGGTTCGAACGGTTTGTTATTCCATCTAAGTATAACCGTAGATCCTGGATTTTCCCTAAGATCTTCTAGATGAAATGTAGTTCCTAAAACTTTCAAACCCTCCAAAACTATATTCAATAATCCAGTTGGAAATTTATTTTGTTTATAAAGACAAACATATTCACCGGCTTCCAATTGCTTTAATCTAGACACGCACATTCCATATTGTTTTTTATTACCAAAACGTTTTGCTTGTTTCATCTGATAAAATATTTGTCCTTTTTCGGACTCTATATCATTATGATAAGTCAGTAGTTGCGTAATTAAATCATGAGCATCTAACGAAACATAACCTTCTACTTTACAAAACGAATTCTGAACTATTATCTTCATATGATAATTATCCTAAACTAAATTTGCAAAGTGAATAACTTTTTTGCGGGGGCAAGTTTACAAAGCGCCGGCTTAAGAGTACAATATAAACATTGATAAATAAATAACACACTTTACTGCATTCACAATGGTATCCACATTAAAGATACTTTCTTAAAGATTAGCTTTTCTTCTTAGCATTACTAAGTTATATATTAATTATCATCTAATATTTATAGTGAAGACGCGCTATTTCGTTAGAAAGTTTGTTCCGGTCCTAGTTTCTATTGATAAAATCAAATTTATAGTTAGGAGTAGTTTTAAATGAATAAACGAATAATTACGGATGAGGAATTATCTAGTTCTAAAATTAATGGAATGCGCCAAATAGCGGGGATAGTTAAAAAGACTTTAGGTCCTGGCGGTAGACCTATATTGATACAACGCTTAGGCCAAAACTTAGAAGGGGGACCGCTAAGTCCCAAAATTACCAAAGACGGAGTATCCGTAGCTGACGAATGTTCGTCTCCTAATGAAGCCGAAGACATTATCATTCAAACTGTCAAGGGCATTTGTAAAAAGACCGTCGATGTGGCTGGTGACGGTACCACCACGGCTATAGTATTAGGGGAAGCTATAGTTAACGAAATGGAACGAATCTTAAGTAATAATTCTAAACTTAACTCGCAATTGGTAAAAGATTCTATAGAACTCGCGTCATCTGAGGTTATAAAAATTCTAAGAAAGGTGGCTATTAAAGTTGAAAGTATGGACGTAATTCGTCAAGTAGCGACCATTTCTGCCAATGGTGACGAAAAGATAGGCCAAATCATTGGAGACGCTTTTCAAGCTGTCGGAGCCGAAGGCGTCATTAATGTGGATGAAGGATATACACACGACGTTATGTTGACTAAAGTAGAAGGTTATCAGTTTAATAGAGGTGCAGAAGCTAGAACTTCGTTTTTCAACAATAAAGATCAAACTCAGTTTGAAGCTGAAAATGCTTCAGTCATTATATATGATGGAAAACTTTATAACTATATGGATATTGTTCCAGCTTTAAAAATGTTAGCTGGGGTAGGAGACGACGGTAAACCAAGTCGCAAGTTGCCTCCAGTAGTAATTTTGGCTAATGAGTTCTCAGGCGAGGTTTTAACGTGGCTTTTGATTCAAAAGACCGAGATGGGAATTCAATTTTGCCCGGTAGTTGGTCCTAATGTCACTCATATACGAACTGCTTATTATGATGATTTGGCTGTGTACACTGGAGGAACTAGACTAGGTGCCGGTAGTCGGAATTTGGGGGCAATAGAACCAAACGATGTAGGCTTGGTTTCTAGAGTTATAGTTGATAAGTATAAAACTACTTTTTATGATGGGCAGGGGGCAGAAGATGAAATCATCACCAGAGTCGACCAACTTAAAGTTGCGAAAGTTCAAGCCGAGTCGCCGTATGACGCACAAATTATCAATGACCGAATTGCAGCAATTACAAATGGAATTGCGAAAATTGGAGTGGGGGGAGTTACAGAGCTTGAAATCAGAGAAAAATATGATAGGATCGAAGACGCGCTAAATGCTGCTAGGGCCGCCATCCAAGAAGGTGTAGTCCCTGGGGGTGGTGTTACGTTATTTAAGATTGCTGAAAAGATGAAGGTTAAGACTATAGGAGACCAAATACTTAAACTAGCTTTACAAAGTCCATTTTACCAGATTTTAGAAAACGTAGGGCTAACAAAAGAAGAAATTGAGATTATAGGTCTTAGAGTAATAAAGGGTAAAAATAAAGTTTTTGACGCCAAAGATCACAAGATTAAAAACGCCCTTAAAGCTGGAATAGTAGATCCAGTTAAAGTAACGCGTACCGCCCTGGAAAATGCGGTAAGTATAGCCACTCTATTGTCAACCGCGGGAGGCACTATTATTTACGAAGCTCCTAAAAAACAATAATATCTAAGTTGATTACTTAGTTTAGTTGGTACATTGATTATATGACAGAGAAAAAACTACGGTCCTATATCAATAGGGCTAGGTGCGTAGCTGAAAATTCACCAGACGCCGAAACTAAAGTAGGTTCCATTTTAGTTTCAAAATCAACAGGTTCTGTAATTTCAGAAGGTTATAACGGTTTTTGTCGTGGAGTAAACGATCTGGTTATTCCTAAAACGCGCCCGTTTAAATATAAATTCGTAATCCACGCCGAGGAGAATTTGATTTGTAACGCCGCCAGAAACGGAGTTAGAACAGATAATTGTTTTATAGTTCAGACAATAAGTCCGTGTGTTAGTTGTGCTAGGCATCTATATCAAGCTGGAATTTCAACAGTATATTATAAGGATTGGTATAAAGGGTCAGACCGGATAAAAGAATTGGGTGACTTGAAACTTACTCACGAAGTGGTCGGAGAATATCATAAAATCACTATTTCACCAAACAAGAGGTTAAAATGATTGCCGTTAGAGATCTAAGTAAACTTTATGTTCTCAAAAACCTGATTCTATTAGAAGGTAAGCTCTACGAAAAGTTGAGCCAAAAATATCCAACAAAATATAGAGTCATCCTCTCAGACGATGATTACGATTATGTCGCTGACTTAAAACTTACAAGTAAATTGAATATAGCTTTTAGAACTTTGGAGACACGATGAACATCATAAAAGGTAGTGTGGTGACAGTTGATCTAAATTCAAACGCGTCTAACGTCTTTTTGGTAGATACTATAGAGGACTCAACTTTACTTCTGACTCATCCACTATCTAGTGGGGTACTGTTTAGAGTCCTTCAAAATAGAGTAAATACAGTCGGGGCAAATATTAAAGATTCTACCGAGAGGTGCATTGATTACATAAATTCTAACAAGGCCGATTTGGATTTAAGTACTCGCGAAGATCTTGATGGGTTAGCCCTAGTATTTGTGCAAAAGCGCCGGTTAACACCCAGACAAAAACAAGTATTAGCGTCCATATGTGGTATAGTTGCTAGCGTTAAATTTAATCAAGACTTGCACCAAGCCATGCTGTTCGTAACCAAAAACCAGTCAGTGTTAGACGAATTCAACCTCATGTGGTTTAATAACTTTAAGGGTCTATTTCAAGGGCGACAACCTGTTACTTCTAGAAAACAACGTAATTCTATATTTAATATAGCTGGACACGTGCTGGCCGAATTAGAGAACCCAACAGCAGTCGGACAGAAGTGATATAATTACTTTTAACTACCCGGGGAAACAGGAGACACAATGACAGGTTGGACTAGACCCCAAGTAAATTTCATAATGAATCTCAAAAAACAAGGAAAAACGTCAGGTGAAGTCTCTATAGCGTTCGGACGAAAATTTGGTATTAGTCGCAGTGCCGACGCTATATATAATGCTTTTATTAGATACAAGTCAGAATATGATTTAAAATCTATTAAGAGCGTAGTAGAAGTTAAAGCTGAAGTTATGAAATCCAAAGTTATTACTGGATGCTTGGATTTAATAGAAAAGCGTAAATATATTCCTATTATGGTCGAGTTTGAGCGCCATACCGGAATTAGTAATGATACTGTTCTTAAATATTTTAAAAGTTTAGATGGTTTAATTGCGGCGGCTAGAGAAGCAGATCCAAAGGTATTTGAGAATATTATAGACTCTTCTTCATTTAATGAGCAAGCTTTTAAGGATCTTCAGGAATATGTGTCTAAGTATAGAAGATTTATAGTGACTGCAGCCGTAACAAATTGCGCCCCCCATAAAGACGCGTTAAAGGCAATAGAAACGTATTGTAAAGCCAATAAGGCCGGTTTATTAATTCTTCCGTGCTCTGATCCGGCTCGTCAAAAAGATCAAAAAGATAAATGGTCACTGGATTCCCGCCTTCCTAAAGACAAGATTGTATTTAAAGATATATCGTTAAATGATAATTTGGTGCTGTCTACTATTAAAATGACAGCTAAACAACTATTGCCGTTGACTGGTTTAAAGAGGATTTCTCAAAAAAGAGGATCTGCTATTTTTGCGTCTCCTAAACAATTTTTAGAATTTGCGTCTAATTCTAACAATAACACTGAAATTCCTAGAATGTTGGCGTCTACTGGCGCTATAACCATTCCAGAATATAATACAGATATGTATATGTCTGAACGCCTGGCTTATATGGCTGAACAAGATCATACTATTGGGGCATTTATAGTTGAAATTGAAGATGAACGTATTTTTTATGCGCGTCCTGTTCAATTTGAACGTAAAACTGGTGCATTTTGTGATTTAGATAAAAAATACCACGCTAATGGTAAGATTGAAAATATTACAGCTGAATTAATCCAATTCGGAGATTACCACGTTTTATCAACAAGTCCAGAGGCCAAAAAAATGGGGTTAGATCTGGTAAATTTGCTAAAACCCGACTATCTAACAGTTGAAGATTTTTTTGATGGTATTACTATAAATCCCCATGAGCGTGACAATTTAGTTTCTCTTTCTAAGAAAGCCAAAGTTGGTCTACTTGATTTACAAATGGAACTTAAAGCTTGTAAATTAGAATTAGATGAACTATGTAAACTTCCAGTTAAAGAGATAGTACTTAAATATGGTAATCACGAAGATTTTTTGAAACGCTGGATTTGTGATGGTCAATTTATTAAAGAACCTCAGAATAAAATATTAGGTATGAAACTAAATATTGCTATGGAAGAGCTTGAAGTGATGCCGTTCGAGTATGCGTTAAGAGAATTAATTGGACTGAGCTCTCCAGATAAAGTTAGGTTCTTGAGTATTAATGATTCATTTAAAGTAAATGGAATTGAAAACGGGGCCCACGGCCACATGGGTAAAGGTGGTCATAGGAATCCAGGTTTGGGTGAAATTGAAGATTGCTATGGAAGTTGCAATGTAGGACATAATCACTCAGCTGCTATTTTTAGATCCGTGTACAGAGCCGGAACTAAAACTAAATTACAATTAAGTTATAATGACGGACCCTCTGGATGGACGATGTCTGACGTTATTCAACATCGGAATGGTACTCGCCAATTGATTACGTGTATTTATTCTAAGTATAGACTTGAAGACTAATATCCTCTACAACTAACTGTTTGAAAACTTTACATAAATATCTGTATAAAATTTAGACACTTCAAATTATAATTTACCTACTCTAAGCTCGTTGATATGATCCTTTTATCATTTATCTAAATGGAGGGATTTTTTAAATGCTTCAGGTTGAATATAAGCTTAAAATTGGTTCTGATGACTTTACGTTAAAAGCAGAGGTTGCGGATGAGAGAGAATTCTTTGAAAAGATGTCCTTTTATTCCAATCTTCCGCGCACCGGTCCAAAAGGTGAAACAGATTTAAAAATAGTGTTTAGAACTACTAGTGAGGGTTATAAATACTACTCTCTGGTGTCTACCTTGGCCGATCAGGAATATAAGTTTGGTCAAAATAAAGATAACGAAAAAAGTGTCCTTTTTGCAAAAGGATGGGAGCCTTTATATAGAGCACCTTCAGTAGGCGGTGTTAGCGTTCACAATACTAATGTTGTAGTTAACCATGCTCCAGTGTATACAGCTCCAGAGATTCATACAAGTACTCCGCATCAGAATACTCCACAAACACACGTAGTATCAAATCCAATGCCAACTCCAACTATGGTCTCGGCTAATACCACACAAGTGACATCAGTAGCAAACGATGTTTTGGCACGCTTTGGAATTAAACAGGGGTAATAAAATGTCTGATAAAAACAGTAAGCGGTGGGTAGGTAAAGTTAAGAACATATCCACTAATAACGGTGGATTTCAACAAATTTATTTGGATAATATCAATACTATTAATAAAGACGGTAGCCCAAATAAATACTATAAGGGAAATTTGATTTGGTTTGACCAAGAAACTGGTAAACGTTTTTTAGTTAAACAGTTCGGATACGCTATTCCCAAAGATGGTATGAAGCCAGAACTAGTACAAAAGGGATTTAGTACGTTTGTTACTATTGATCTTGGGGATATGTACGCGGTCGAAGAACTTCCGTAATAAACACATACATTTTAGGAGAACACTAAGTGGGTTTTTATAGGTTAATAAAACCCGACTGGGGAAAACCGTTATTAGATAACGGGAAGTCTAATTCAAGTTTTTTTCAAGAGATAAAGGGTCCTGATGTTTTAGAGGGATTTAATTATTCAAACGAGTTCTTAAATGAAAAAAATCAGCAAGGTTATAACATTTATTTTTTCCCCAACCACCCGTCCAAAGATGTCTATTTGGACGGAATAAAACATCTAAGCGGCAAACACATAGACACATTTAACTTCATATTTGTGGATATGGATTTAAAGGATGAAGTTTACGCTTCTAAAGAAGACTTCGTCGAAAAACTTATAAGTTTTCCAATAAAACCTACTATGGTAGTTAACTCTGGTAATGGTATTCACGCGTATTGGAAAATAGAAAATTTAACAAGAGATAGCTATGTAATAGCCCAACTAGCTCTTATAAATTATTTTAAAACTGATGAGTCAGTATTTACCGTTTTACAATTAATGAGGTTACCTGGGTGCTTAAACACTAAAAAGCATGGCGCGTATATCCAAACCTCAATTATTGAAGAAGTATCATCTGGGAAAGTTTATAAATATGAAGAACTACCCAATGATATATTTAATATGCCAGAGGAAGCTATAGTTAGAGGCCAGAACCATCTAGCTAAGTTAGACGGAAAGATTAAAGTAGACCTTCCTCAATTTGTAAATCTAGAGGAAATTCCTGATAAATTTTTAGTTTTTATAGATGATCCTAAAAATTCAGTAGTTAAAAACATTTTTAATAATCCTAGAAGCTACGCTACTAATGGCGATAGATCTAGTGCGGACATGGCTCTAGCTAACATTTTACTTAAGGCAGGATTTAATAAAAAGGAAGCTTTAGCGGTTCTTTCCAATACTGAAAAAGCTATCTCTAGAGGTCCCCATAGAACATATTATGCTAATTTGACGGTATCTAAGGTTTATGATCGAGAACTAGACAAAAAATTCAAATCTGTTGGCGATACTCTTCGTCGTGATTCTGATAACACCCGTAAATTAGGTGCTCCGGTTAGGGGAACGTGGTATTTCGACTACGACGTCTTAGGAGAGCCCTGGAGAAAGAAAGAAGTCCTAGGTTTAATAGCCGGAACAGGCGTAGGTAAAACAACGGTTACCCTAAAATGGATTAAAGATTCTATTGAAAATAATCCACAAAACGATGACATTTTCATCTTTATAAGTCTAGAAATGGCTGAAGCCGAGATCGTAAAGAAGTGGATAGCTTTAGTAGGTGCAACCTCTAAGCTTGCAGACCGACTTTATGTGGTTGGTAACGAGGACGATAAAGGAGATCCTAGGAACATAGGCCTCCAAGAAGTAGTTGAAATCGCGCAAGAAATAAAGAAGTTAACTGGTAAGAACATTGGAATCTTGGCGATTGATCATATAGGTATTTTACAACGTCATATAGATACTCGTAAAAAATACACGTTTTCTATTAATTCAGAACCTGGCGCTGGTTGGTCAGATATTCGTATGTTGAGTCTGAACACGGTAGCCACGCAGATGAAGTCTTTAGCAAAAATTCTGGATACCTACGTTATAGTTCTTACTCAGACTACTAAGGGAAAGGGCGCCGGGGACCTTCCCATAGATAAGGACGGTGCTTACGGAATTTCTCAATATGAAAATATTATGGATCGTATTATCACTATTTGGCAACCGTTGATGTATGTTCAGTCTCAAACCACTAATTATTTTTTGGCGTGGCAATACGTTAAAATTAGATCTAAGTCTAATGCTGATCGCATAAAGTGTTATGAGCCTAAGCTATTGACATATATAATGCAAACTGGAGATTTAAGAATAACCACCCAAGAGGAGTATACTGAATTTCAAAGAGTCTTGCCCTTGGCTGTAGAGGCCAGAGACAATAGAGAAAAGAAGAAAGCCAATGGATACTCTATTCATCTTATTAGTTCTGATAAGTTAAATGAAATAAAAAATCTACTAGACTCTAGAGTTAAGGGAGATACTCAAGATGTTTCAAAAATACAATCTCATTAATTCTCCAGAAGTAATAAAAGAAGTAGATGACTATCTCATGGATTCCAATGGAGAACCCAATTTTAAATTAGTTTCATATGATACGGAAACAAATGGACTTTCATTATATAAAACAACAATAGTTGGCTTTTCGTTTTCAGTTAATAACCATTCTGGGTTTTATTTTCCATTACTGGTTTGGGTGCCGGATCCTAAATCTGCTAAAACTAGAGTAAAGGATAAAGTAAAATATGACGTTTTAAGTGACGGCCATCTTCGTTGTGTTTGGACCAATACAGAGTATCCAGAATTTGTAAAGCCAGGTGAATATAAAGTTCCTGACTTTGTTCCGGCCCTTATAAAAAGATGGTTTAGCAAATGTTCTTTAATAATGCACAACGCTCCGTTCGATATAAACCATTCATTCATTAATTTTAAAGTTGATTTAACTAAACAACTTTTAGCAGATACCGGGCTAATGGTCCATATTCATAATGAAAATGAATCAGTTGGTTTAAAAGAATCTATGGTAACGTATAGAGACGATTTAGGAATTAATCCTTGGGTTAACGCCATAGAAGAAAAACAAGAATTAGTTGGATCTATAATTAGAAACGGTGGAAACCGGGCTGGAGAGGTTTGGAGAGCAGACTTAGCCCCGCAAGCTAAGTATGCTATAGCTGATACTTTTAGAACTTACGGACTTTTTGAAGTTATTTTGAATAGACTAGCTAAAGAACATGGAGTAGGTTTCGACAAGATTAGAGACTGGATATTTAATCAAGAGGTTATGCCGCTTTGTAAAGAGGTTGTTATAGATATGAAGCGGAGAGGCGTGTACATTAGTGTTGACCACTTTAAAAAATTATATGATCAAAATTCTAAAAAGTTAAAACAACTTGAGGACGAGTTTATAACCGCCATAACTCCGTATTTAGGGGGGTTCGATAAAGGTGAGTCTTTAGACGAAGCGGTATCCCACCAAAGATTAGTTAAGAAAATAATAGAAATGGAAGGTTTATCTATTCCCAAGGTTTTAGATAAAAAAACTGGAGAGTACAAAGAAAGTATTGCTAAAAAGGTAGTAGCCCAAGAATATAAAATAAATCCCCACTGGATCTGGGGATATTTGTTAGATGAAGACGAAATTAAGTATTCTCCAGAAAAAGTAATAAAGATTAAACAAAAGTTGTATGAAGAAGTAGTAGGCCGAAGATATAGATTCAATTTAGGATCCAACGCGCACCTAATTTGGTTGTTTTTTACTAAATTAGATCAAAATCCTCGTAAGTTTCCTAAGACTGAAGGTTCGACTGCAGAAGACTGGACTCCTAGTATTGATGCAGACGGTATTAAAGACCACCTACTTCCAGTGTTTCCATGGGTCCAACTTCTATTGAAATACAAAAAAGTATTAAAAATGCAATCCACTTATATTGCTCCGGCATTGGAACATAATATTGACGGGTGGTTATACATGGATTGGAAACAAAATGGAACTACCTCTGGTAGATTTTCATGTTCTGGGGGATATAATCTTCAAACTCTTCCTAGAGTGGATGACGAACTTGAAGCTTTAGAAATGTGTGATAAGTGCCTATCCAAGAGTGTAGTCCTAGACGAGTATATTGAATGTATGGCCAATAGAGAGTGCCTAGATTGTGGTCACATAGAGCATGACATAACTAGACCGTCATCTATAAAAAAGGGATTTGTAGCGCCTCCGGGGTATAAGATTATTAATGCGGATTATTCATCATTGGAGCCTCGGTGTTTCGCGTATATGTCAGGCGAGGA